CGGCGTCTTTCCCGACCTGCGCGTCGGTCCGGAGCTGGCTCGCTGGGCCTGGGAAGACTTCCACGGCCGAGTCGAGCCGGTGACCGCCGTCCGCGAGCTCCTGGAGCCGGTCGTCGCGGACCCCGCCCGCGACGCGCACGGCCTGCGACGGTTCCAGGAGGTCGACGTCGAGTTCATGCGACTCGGCGGATCGGTCCTACTGGCCAACGACATGGGCCTGGGTAAGACGATCTCTGTCCTCACCGCACTGCGCCGACTCGGCCGCGAGCGCGCGCTGCCCGCCCTGGTCATCTGCCCGAACTCGACCAAGACGGCCTGGGAGAAGCACGCGCGCAACTGGTACCCCGACGCCCGGCCCTACGTCGTTCACGGTGGCGCCGCCGGCCGGCGCAAGATCCTAGCCGCGGCGGCCGAGAACCCGCGCGCGCTGGTCATCATCAACCTGGAGTCAGTGCGCCTGTTCTCGCGGCTCACCGGCTTCGGCTCGATCCGGCTGGCGCGCTGCCGCGCGTGCGACTCTCGCGGCGAGGAGGGACTGACCGCGTCGCGGTGTGAGGTTCACCCGAAGGAGCTCAACGGGTTCGGCTTCCAGACCGTCGTGCTCGACGAGGCACACCGCATTAAGGAGCCGTCCTCGAAGCAGACCCGGGCCTGCTGGGCCGTCGGTCACGACCCGTCCGTCCAACGGCGCTGGGCCCTGACGGGCACACCCATCGCCAACCACGTCGGGGACCTGTGGTCGGTCATGCACTTCGTCGCGCCGACGGAGTACCCGGTGAAGGGCAAGTTCGTCGACCGCTACTGCACACCTCCCGACGCGCCGGTGTGGATGGCTGACGGCACCTTCAAGCCGATTGGTGACATCGTTGAGGGTGACACAGTCATCGGTTTCACGAAGGACCCCATCCTAGGTAAGGGACTTCATCCCAAGCTTCAGCCCACCAGGGTACTCAGGGTACATCGTCACGTCTCTGAGGTGCTGCAGGTAACTCTGGCGAGTGGCCGCACAGTTAGGTGCACTCCCAACCATCGTTGGCTCGTTGGTTGGCGCCGCCCGAGAAGTGACAGTCCTCGTGTGATGATGTTTGATGAGGTAGCCGTGGGACGTAGGCTGCGTCCGGTGCTGACCGTTCCACCACCGCTACCGCGGAGACTCGAGCGTGACGCCGCGTGGCTCGGCGGCATCTACGACGGCGAGGGCTCCGGACTCTTCATTTCGCAGTCCCGTCGCGCCAACCCCGACGTGCACGCGGAAATTGGTCGTGTACTGAAGGCACTAGAGTTCGACTTCTACGAGACTGACTTCGGCTTTAAGATTCGCGGTGGACGCAGCGCGTACGCTAAGATGCTGCACTACTGTCAGCCAACCAAGCGCCACGCAACCAGCGCGGGGCAGCGCTACGACCACGTGCAGCACATGTTCGACGGGGCGATGGGCAGTTCACACCACAAGTGGGACGAGATCGTAGCGATCGAGTCTCTTGGAGAAGGCTCGGTTGTCTCACTAACCACCGAGACCGAGACCTACGTGGTCTACGGCTACGCATCACACAACAGTCTCCAGTCGTGGAACCCGTTCGGCGGACTCGACATCGTTGGCGTCAACCCGCACACCCGGGAGGAGTTCTACAAGATCCTCGACCCGCGGTTCCGGCGGCTCACCAAGGCGGAGGTCCTCGACCTCCCGCCGAAGATCCGCAGCCAGCGCTGGGTCGACATGAGTGCCAAGCAGAAGAGGGCGTATGACGACCTCGCCGCCGGTGCGCTGACCGTCCTCGAGAACGGCCAGGTGCTCGTGGCGCCGGGTAACCTCGACGCCTCGATCCGGCTCCTGCAGCTCGCGTCGTCGTACTGCGACGTCGAGTGGATCGAGAGACCGCTGACCGTTCACGCGAAGTGTAAGTGCTACGCGAGCGGTCTCGATCGTCACGCCGAGCGGTGCCCGCTCCGCCTCAAGATGATCCTAACACTGCGGGAGCCGTCCCCGAAGCTCGACGCGCTGGAGGAGGTTCACGACGAGCTCGGCCCGCGGCAGTACGTCGTCTCGGCGATGCACCGAAAGCTCATCGAGCTGGCCGCCGCCCGCTACGAGAAGAGGAAGATCCCGTTTGGCCTGATCACCGGTCCGGTCGGCGAGTACGAGCGCGAGCGCGTCAGGGAACGCTTCATCGCCGGCGAGCTTCAGGTCATCATGTTCACTCTCGCGGCCGGCGGCACCGGTCTCGACGGTCTGCAAGTCTGCGACACGATGGTGCGACTCCAGCGCTCGTGGTCGATGATCGACAACTTCCAGGCCGAGGATCGGTACTACCGGATCGGCTCGGAGGTTCACGACTCCGTTCACCTCATCGACATCGTGACCCGCGGGACGACCGAGGAGACCGAGCAGATGCCGCGACTCCTGGAGAAGTCCGAGCGCCTGGACGAGATCACCCGCGACCGCGCGCGGCTCGCCGCCGCGGACGCGCGCCGCGCCGAGCTCGACGCCGAGTATGATCTGATCGTCAACAGCGACCTGGGGGTGCCGTGACACCGGTGCGGACGATTCTCGAGCGTGGCGACATCCGCATCGTTGGTGCGCTGCTGCCCTGTGGCGTCTGCCTGAGTCCTCTCGTCATCGTCGGCGGCCGGCTGTCGTGCGCCGGGCAGGTCACACTTGCCTCACGCGGCATGATCGGTGGGCTGCTACGCGACCCACCCCCGGGATGTGACGCGTGGATCACACCCCACGCGGCCGACTGCCCACGAGAGCGAACGGAGACCACGTGACACCGAACGAGCAGCTGCTGGTCATGCGCGGGACGCGCAGTCGCCGGGCGCTGTCCGAACTCCTCGGGCTCGGCGAGGGTAAGCTCTGGAACATCGAGCGTGGCCGGCGAACCACCGAGGCTGAGGCGGCCGTGATCGCGCACGCGTACCAGTTGGAGGGTTACGCATCCGTCCCCGAGGACACCCCCGCGCCGGTCCAGCCACCCGCTCCGGCACCGGAACCCCCGCTGGTGTTGGATCCGATACCAACGTCCGAGCCGACCGTCTCGGAGGCGCAGGAGGCGTGGGTGCGTCGCGCCGTCGACCCGCCACCGCTGCCGACGCTCGACGTCGGCACCCCGGGCCGCGTGGTTGGCAACCTCCGCCTGCTTCCCGCCGAGCCCGACACCGAGGATGAACTTCTCCCCGCCGTGCCGACACCCCGCCAGATGTCGGAGGTCGACGGCCTGCGCCGGATCTCGAACTCGGAGATTCAGACGTTTAAGCGCTGCCGGCGGAAGTGGTGGCTGGCGTGGTTCCGCGACCTCAGGCTGCGCGCCGAGTCTCCCGTCGGCGTCCGCCAGATCGGCGACCGTGTTCACCGCGCGCTGCGGGAGTGGTACGTTCCGCACAGGGGAGCCGGCCGAGCCGACCCGCGCGACGCGCTGGAGGCTCTCATTAAGTCGGACTGGGAGGCGCTGGCGAAGCTTCCACCCGCCGGTGAGATCACCCAGGAGGCGGTCGCCGCGCAGTTTCAGAAGGAGGCCGACCTCGAGCGCGTCATCCTGGACGGCTACGTGCAGTGGCTAACCGAGACGGGAGTCGACGCGGACTACGTCGTGATCGAACCGGAGGCGTACCTCGAGGCGCCCGTTCCCGGCATCACCGGCGTCCTGGTAATCGGCCGGCTCGACGTCCGCGTCCGCCGGCTCTCCGACGACCTGCGCCTGTTCATGGACCACAAGGTCGTCGGCGACTTCACGCGCTCGACGCGCGTCCTCCACCTCGACGAGCAGGTCCTGACGTACATGCTGCTCGAGCAGCTCCAGTCAGACGATGATGATCAAGCTACGGCCGGTGCGCTCTACAACATGCTTCGCCGGTCGAAGAGGACCACGGCCGCCAGGCCGCCGTTCTTCCAGCGGGTCGAGGTGCACCACAACCCGGCGGAGCTCGACTCGTTTACGCGGCGGCTGCGCGGCGTCGTCGGCCAGATCGAGGACGTGCGCTGGCACCTCGAGAACACGAGCTCGGACCCGCTGCAACTCGTCTACCCGACACCGACGTCAGACTGTGCCTGGCAGTGCCCGTTCTTCGGCGTCTGCGGTATGTTTGACGACGGGTCGCGCGTTGAGGCGGCCGTGAGCCGCTACTACGAGAAGACCGATCCTACGAGCTACTATGTTGACACCGAGTTGAGGGAGACGAGTGACTGAGAGAGTGAAACTTAGGCGCGAGCGTCTCGCGCTGCAGATGCACGACATTCGGCTGCGATACGGCCCGGTAGTCCGCGTCGGCGCGGCACACCCGGCGCACTACGGCGGTGGAACGTGCATCGACTGCGGGTGGGAGATCTTCCGGGGGCAGCTCCAGGCACGGTCTCACTGGACCAACCGGGTAAGTGAGGGATTTTACGCCCATCACAGGTGCGAGCCGATCTTCGAGCGCAGCTCGTGGCTGCAGGACAGAGACTACGTTGATGTCTTTGACCAGCTCGGCGGCCTCCTCGGATACCAGCCGTGCCAAACACACTATCGACAGGTGTGTGACCGGGTCCTGTCGCGCGACTCGGTGACCGGTGAACCCCGGTGGTCGTACACGTGTGAGCAGTGCGTCAGGGAGGGTGTCAAGTGACGTACGACACAACCTCCGCGCTGATTCACGGTGCGGCCAAGGTCGGTAAGACCACACTGGCCACCACAGCCCCGCCGCCGATCTGCGTCCTCGACGCCGAGGGTGGCTGGAAGTACGTCAAGCGCGCCGGCTACCGCGGGGAGAGGGTGCTGCGCCGGACCGAGTGGGACCCGGTTGCCGGCCCACCTCCGCGGCACGACGGAAGCTGGGACTTCTGCCACGTCATGGTGCGAAGCTGGCTGACGCTGACCCAGGCACACGTGCACCTGGCACAGTCGCCGCACGACTTCCGCAGCCTGGTCCTGGACTCCGTGACGGAGACCCAGCGCAAGCTGAAGACGCACCTCCGGGGGATCGAGCAGATGCGCATCCAGGACTGGGGTGACCTGCTCATGCACATGGACCGACTGGTCCGCGACATGCGTGACCTGGTCCTGCTGCCGCCGCCCAACCCGCTGCGCCTCGTGATGTTCATCGCCGAGTCGGAGATGAAGGACGGCGCGTGGCGTCCCGCGATGCAGGGCCAGATCGGCCGGGCACTCCCGTACTGGGTCGACATCTGCGGCTACATGTTCACGGTCAACGCCCTCGACGAGCGTGGGCAGCCGACGGGTAAGCAGAAGAAGCTGCTGATCGGCG